TTTTCAATTGCCAAGAGACCATAAACAATTCCAATTCTAACACTTGGGTCTATTGGGTTATATGGCAAACTATCAAGTGATCCCGTTGAAATCTTGAGTGCATTTATGTAAATAAGATCGTAAGCCGAGGGTGTGCGCAACGCATTCAAAAAGTAAAATTGTGTGTCGCTCCATGCATATAAAGTGGATATACCAGTGATGATTGGATCACGTTCCGCCGCGGTAGCTGGTAAAGTGTCAAGTATTCCATTTATACCCGCCTTCAAGACATTGAGCCTAAATTTAAGAATTGGTATGCTACCCAATTTTCCGTATAGGTAATTTACTAGGGTGGATGTATCTGAACTTCCAAATGACCAACCATTCACAAGTTTGATAGTTGTATCTTCCCATAAGGGAAGTAGCCGCAACACCGTCACATTCGCGATTCGTTCCTCGACTGTATCCCCGGGAAAACCCTTAGGTATTATACCAGCTGCAACGTTAACTAAATCATCCGCTTCTGTATTTGAGTGTGCGCGAAGTGCTGCGATGTAGGTGTCTTCGGTTGCCGTACCACCGAGTGGAGTACCTGCATCTTTCAATTCCTCCAAAAGATCTACTTCTGTTTGACGCCAAACACTTGGTATAGCGAGTAACCCATCCACAAGATCTTCACGCGTTGATTGATCCGTTTCACCGTCAAGCGCAGTCAATAGTCTATCTATGGTATATTCTATACCCGTTGAGCCTACCAGACCTTCAATTATAAGTCTCAAACCATATACAACTGCATTCATATATACACGAATTGCCGGGATATGAGTAGTTAAATACCCAGCGGGTAAAGTGGCGTCATCGTCTAGTGCGTTTATAAGAACCCTTGTGGCATCATCCCAATATGGTCTGTCTTCTACACCTTCTACATCTATTACATCAAATGCAAGTAGAGCAGCTACAAGAATTGCACGCGTCGCTTGATCTCCCGCTGCAGCCACAATATCATCCAATAAACCGTCAATACTACCTTTCGCGAAAAGTGAATCTGATACAGTTTCACCACTTGCGTATGTAGTCAGGTCTGAAATGTAGGTGTCTTCAGTTGCCGTACCAGCATATTCAAGATCCGAATCTCTCAACTCTTCCAAAAGACCCAACTCTGTTTCACCCCAAAAAGGGTTAGGATTAACCAGATCAAGTCTATTTGTTGGACTCTTGTAAAAATTGACTAGATTGACTAGATTATTTATAATGTCATCACGTGTATCATAATTTAATTCGCCATCAAGTGCAGTTAATTGTTCAGTAATGTAACTATTTATATCATCTAAACTAACTAGAAATCCAATGAGTGAATCTATAGTTGCACGCTGCTCTGCAATGAGGGTCGCATTACTACCTGGATCTACTGTTAAACTATTCAGTTGATCTAATTGCGTTTGTGACCAAATAGCTCTCTTTTCACCAAGAGTAAATGTTCCAGACTTTATTGCCGCATACACAATTCTACTACGTGTATACGCTGTTTTACCGGGTATATCATCAAGTACCGCCTTAAGACCGAATTTTATAATGTCATATTCAGCTTTTGTGTTATCTAAAATCTCTGTAACTTTATTAACTGTTGCAACTTGTTCAGTTGTTCCAGGTTTAAGTTGTGATAGACCTGTCAGGTAATAACTGACAGTTGTGAGATATATACGCAACCCAAATATGAGTAGACCCTCATTGGGGTCTCCCGGTTCTCTCAAATCATCTAAAGTATTCTCCTGTTCCGTTCCCCAAACATTATCGTAGGCAAGAAGAGCATCTATAGTATTTGATCGTACATCCTCATCTGTTTCACCGATAAGAGAATTCAACTTGGTAGTTGCATCCAATTGTATTCCAAGAATTGTATCAGGAATACTATTTAGGTATGTTTTGATTGTACCTACCCTAGCTTCTTCAGTGCTGATATCACCAGAGTAAGTTTTAAGTTGTTCCAAAACACTGGTATAAGTATCATCTGTTCCCCAATAAAAGAGATTGAGAACGGCGTTGATCAATTCTTCTCGTACGTCATTATCGTCTTCTCTGTAAAGTGTATCTAATACATTTCCTATGGCTCCACTCCACACGGGAATCAACTTAAGAATGAAAAGAGTTGTCTGTTGAGCGTCTGTGTAGTTGTCAAGCTCACGCAGTTGATCCAAAATAGATACATATTCATCGGACCATTTACCGGTTTTTTTGGCTATAAAGAAAAGTTCCTTTACACAATTCTTAAAATCCAATCTAAAGTTACCCGACTTTGATTGTGGTTCAATTTCAAATGTATTTCTTTGACGTTGCTCAAAGAGGATATCCAGTGGCTTACTTTTAAGCATACATCTCTCCACTGTGTCCAAATGAACAACACTCAAGTTTACCTTAAAATCACTCAACTCCAGTGGTTGTGTCACTTGATTATTTTCTCTTGGATTCCATATAGTTTGACCAAATTTTTCTTGTGAGACAAATAGAACGTCGTTTGTGGGTCGAAGTTTTATACGGAGAGACAATTCTTGTTTGGTTACTGCACATAAAGGAAAGCCATGTCCCGGGCGTCTGTGAAAGTAGAATGGAATTTGAATTCTATATTCATCTGTACTAAAAGGATCTACCCCCTGTGTGCTAAACTGACCATCATAGAATTCCTGTAAAAATTCACGGTCTGAACTTCCCTGGAAGTGTTTTCCATGTATTACATCCAAACTTGATCTGTAAGATTCTGGTATGTTCAATTCTCTATCTATGAATATATCATCTGATGTAACTGTGTCTATTAATTGGTCACCTACCCGTAATTCCACATATTCAATAGTAGATATCCCAAATACATCAATGGGTGAAATGTTTGAACCCAGACTCGCAACATTTGTTGGATCTACTGTAAAAGAAAGTGTAACTTCTTGTAAAATATCACCACAATTTTGGGGAATTGCTACATCCAACAAGTCATCTGTAAATACACCTCCCGGAAACAAAATTTTACAATTTTCTGTTGCGTAGTTTGTGTACTTACTATACCTTTTGGTGAAAAAGGAGAATGACGGATCTTCAGTTAAAAAGTTAGTCAACTGACCCAAGGCTTCAATCTGAACCCGACCCGCCATTTATACTATCTATGATTAATATTTTAAGCCACATAAACCACCGGAGTAGTGAAGTATGTTATAATTCTTTGCATAGATTTGCACTTCCGTAAACTCACCTTCTTCAGCTGCATATGGATCTGTATAGTCTAATTCTATTTGACATCTTTGGTGGATTATACGGCTGAAATTCAAATGCCCTGATGGAGTGTTATCTAATGGATACATTGCAAATGAATAACTGGCGATGTGTTCTCGTGTTGGTAATTGATAGAGAACGCCTGTAGTTTGTTCTTCACCATCAAATGAAACATCACCATTTATACCAGACACAGAGTTTGTCAAAGAATTTTCATATACCAATTTTGAAAAAGACTCATCAAACAAAATTGTGTTATTTAATCTTACACATAAGTTTTTGAATTTTGTATTGAGCATATATTGAATGAGGGTTTCACTATCATGATACGAAAACTCTCTAGATTTTCTTCCTGCAATGAAATACATTGTTTTGACTGGGTGTTGAAAACGCAAAACAATTTCCTGTTTAGAATCTTCGGTTCTTTTTACATCATGTCTTCTCAATTGCATTTGGGTAATTAACTGATCCATTGGAGTACTTTTCAAATAATTTAACTCATCATAATCTAGGTATGCGTATGTAGACAAAAGAGATGCAGTTTCTATTCTCAAATCAGATGTATATTGATTCAAATATGGTCTTACAATTTTGTCTTGACTTTTAAATTTTATCCTAACATAGCAGTTTTGTTTTGTAAGTTTACAAAATAAAATAGAAGCTGGTAAATTGTTGTAGAAGTAAAATGGTAGATCTACATACATCTGTCTCAATTTCCATACATTATTTTCATCTGGACCATATGGCTCCTCTTTTGCAGTTGTGAGAGGTACCACGCTATCTCTAAAATTATAATCACTTGTGTGATATTTATGATACATGTAAATCCAATCGCCTGTAAGTCTTTCTATGAGCACTCCTCCTATATATAGATCAGCGTACTCTATAGCATGTATACCAACATTAGGTGTAAATGGATCATCGTAATTACCACCCGATGGCGTTTCATATGAGTCATTTGCCTTATAAAATAATTGGTATCTAAGTGTTAAATTGGTGAGGAGATCACCTACATCAATCGGTATAATACATATTGTCTCTTTTCCAACTTTTGCATCGATGAGTGGGTGTTCTCGTACATCGAATGCAAAATTTGTATGATGTTTAAAAATGCCCAAAAAATGAGAATATGTTGGACTTCCTGTTATGGGTGTATCCTGAGTTCCAAGAGCACTTAATCGCACTCTTCCTGACATCTCTACTTAATTATAGGTTTTGTTTTTTAAGTCTGCAGTAAAAACCCTTTATCGAAGACGAGCTTTTTGTAGCCTGTATAATACATATGAAATTTGTAAGTTGGACTTGAGAGTGTCTGACCATTTCCATACTGAAGATCTATGTTATCTACCATTTCTAAATACAACTTTGTTTTTTCTGAATTTAAATTTGAGAAATCGAGAAAACCCGACGTTAAAGTACTTTTTGGGTACAACGCAAAGTTGTATGTGTAAATATAGTTGAGTAAATAGTTTGGTAATGGTGGATCAAAGTCATATGTTCTCGTAACATCTGTCGCAGAACGTGAAAGTCTTGAACGGAATGGTGTATAACTAAAAAAATACTCTCTATCATTGTTTGATACATTTGGAACTCTTTCACCGTTTAGTGTAAAATAAGCACGTTTTAATAGGTGAGGTTCATCCATATCCTTAAATTGTGAACGAGTAAAATTGAAACGATTGGCTGTTGTTGAATAGAACCATTTGTTTACATATGTGGGATCAGTTGCGGTTATACTACGATATTCATTTTCATTTTCGTATCCTTCGTACCTAAAAAACCAATGGAAACATTTAACAGGAACACTTGGTTCCAATTGTACAATAAATTCTCTTTCTTGTGGATCAAGTGGAATATCTGAGTGCTTGAATACGAAATCGTAAACAATTTCCCGATTTGATTGTATGAAATACATTCTTTCTTCTGGGGAAAGTGTAATTTCTTCAGTGACAATATTGAAACCTGACATTTTCTTCACTGGTGGTTGTGCGGGAATACCCCGACCAGCAAAATTATCTATTGTGCGCTGATTGTACAACGTAAAAAATGATTGTTTGAAAAATTCAATCTCAATTGTAATTTTCTGATTATTTATGGCACACAAAGGAAATGGGGGTTTACTTTGAACATTTTCCGAGTATACGTCACCCGCGTAGTTGTGTGAAAAGAAGAATGGTATAT